AATGGTTTGAGTTCCTGATAATTTACAATATAATAAATCATTTGCAACTTGTGTTTTAACAGCATCCCCGCCTTTAGTTATATTGCCTGTGACTGATAAATTAGTATTACATGTAACATTTGAATTTTCAACTTTCAAATAAGATGTTTTTGAGCCATTAGCATCATCTACTTCAAAATCTATGCACGATTCACCGTATAACCTTGTTTCATCAGACCACATACCGATTTGGTAATTTCCTTTGTGGGAGAAATTCTTTTGCCTGATAACGGGCGTTGAACCACTAAACGACATTTTAAATATTTTGGTATTGGCATTATCTTCCATCGTCATTGAATCATTAAAAGTTAAATTTCCCCCAATGGTCACATCGCCCGTTGTATCAATTTTATTAAACGTCGTTGTTGTTGCTGTAAAACTTTTAGTCCCTGTTATCGTCTGTGTTGTGTCAGTCGTAACAAAAGAACCACCGCCGCCCCCACCCAATGGTTCGAAACGCTGATCTAACGTCTGATTTTTATAATAAATTTCACCTGAACTTAATAAATTATGAATACTCAACTGATTATTAATAGGTGAAAAATTAAGGGTATTAAATTTATAAAGTCTGTTTGTTGTTGGATCATGAATTATAATATTATGTGTATCTGTATTTAGTGGATTTTGTTGTGTTAAGCCTGAAAATTTAATTACGCCGGTAGCTATTAAATCAGATATATTTAATGTTGTAATAGTATAAGTGCCTATTGACAAATTCGTAAAAGTTCCATTTGTTGAAGTAATTGAATTACTCTGAATATCATCTAAATTTATCTGTATCTGAGAACCGCTATAACCACGCAAATTTTTTGACATTTTATATATATATTATAGATAATATATATATAAATGGTGAAAACCGAAAAAGCAGAAATATACCACAATGTAAAAATATTAGCTCATCGTTATCACATAGATTTATATGAGTTTAAACGATATAAGAAAGGGAGTAAAACATACTGGAAGAAGGTTTTAATAAAACTAAAAACTAAAATGTTAGAACTCCTATTTTTAAAAAAAAAAGTTCTGTATGCATTGCCCTATTCTATTGAATTGTTAATTTATCAGTATTAATCAAAATCAACGGTTAGTTTTTGTTTAAGCTCTTCTTCTAATGCATTTCGCTTTTCCCATATATTTTTTTCATTTTCCGGGCGTCTATTAGTCCCGTCGCAATGCGCTAATATTTTGCATATTTCTTCATCAAAGCCGGGGAATTTAGAACGATACCAATTTTCATCACGCGAACAACTATAATCAAACGCGTCCCAGTCTGTATTATCTAACGATGTTTCATTAGCTTCAAACATGGATAAATCTGTTATAGGATGCCATTTTTCCGGATTTGTTTCAAGATCATCTTTAATAACCTGTTCTATACCTTTTTTATTTTCCATAGTCATATATAATCTAAATATTTTTTTTTCTTTTAATTTATTTATTAGGGCTGGAAAATTTAATAAAAATAAAATATTTAGATTATATATAAATGACTGATGAAAAACACAATATGGAAACAATTGACAACCCAGAAATTGAAGAAGCCCCCAAAGAAGAAGCCCCCGCTACTGAAGAAATTAATGAAACAGATTCCATACAAAAACCAACAAAAAAAAGCCGCGGTCGTCCCCCACTCACAGATAAACAAAAAGCTAATTTAGCTAAGGGTAGAGAATTAAGCCGAAGGAACCAACAGAAACGCATGGCTCAGGAGCGGCTCAAAAAAATAGAAGAAGAAGAACAACTAAATAAGGATATAGAACCGAAAGAAGAAATTAAACAGACAGTAGAGAAAAAGAAGCCTAAAAAAAAGGTAGTCGTTGAATCCGATTCTGATAGTAGCGAGGAAGAAATCGTATATGTAAGCAAAAAGAAAAAGAGGAAACCAAGGAAAAAAAAGGTTATTGTTGAAAGTAGCAGTGATGATGAAAGCAGTAGCAGTAGCAGTGATGAAGAATATTATAATCCCCCACCACAGCCCCCACAGCCCAGATTGATTTTTAGATAAGTTTAATATCATACTTAGAATATATATATAAAATAAAACAGTAAAGAAAAAACCCTAACAATAGTAAGATACACAAACATTTTAAAACCTGGTCATAGCAAAATTCACAAATACAGAATAACATATATAATATATATACATAAAAAAGTCCCCCTGTTTTAACCAAACTCCCCCCGTTTTTCTCTTTTTTTAGGTTTTATTCTATATATGAAACTAAAAACTCAAAATAAAAAAAGTTTTGAAATTTGGTAAAAAAGGGGGATTTAGTTAAAAAAAGGGGGACTTTTTCTCTCCCTACTTTTATGTAATTATATTATATTACATATTATATAAAAATGTATAAATTAGTTCCCAATAATAATATTTCCTATGGAGCGGTGCCTATGGATACAGATCATGAATTATGCAAAAATATAACGGAGCCTCTGGATGTTATAACCAATGGCAGCCTTATACTAATAAACGGATCGTCGGGTAGTGGCAAAACGAGCTTACTTGTAAATTTGATAAGTAAAAAAGGGACTGTCAATGGTTTTAAACAAAGTTTTAGGCGATGCTTTCATAAAATTATTTTATGTAGCCCTTCTACTGCAACCCTTAAGCAAAATGTTTTTAAGATACCAGAAGAAAATAAATATATTGATTTTCATGAATGTATGGAAGATTTAGATGAACATTTAGAAGCATCACAAAAACAAGGAGAAGAAGACGAAACTAAAATATTTAATTTACTAATTCTCGATGATGTAGCCGCAGCACTCCGACAAAATCGTTATAATGAAATGAAGCTAACTAAGATATTACAAAATAGACGCCATAAAAATTTAACATGTATTATAATCTCTCAAAAATGGACGATGATACCAACAGGTATAAGATCAAACGCTAATATAGCTTTTTTCTTCCGACCAAAAACAATGCAAGAACAAGAAGCAATTACCGCCGAACTTTTAAATATGCATAAAAAGGATAGTATAGAATTGTTTAAATTTATATTTGATGATTCTAAGTATGCTCATCTTATGGTTGATATGTCATTAAAGCGTAGTAACTCGTTTAGATATTTTAAGACTTTTCAAGAAATAATATTTTAATTATATAATAATGATATATATATATAATGGCAAGCGAAAAAAAAGATGTTATACTATTGAAGAAAAAGAAAGCAAAAGGCAAAAGACCGAAAAAGAAGAAGACAAAGAAGAAAAAGACACATGAAAAAGGCATTACTATAAATGTTAATATAGGTAAATCAATACAAGACGCTAAAGCTAAAGCTCCTAAAACTGCAAAAGGCTTTGCTCCTAAAGTGGCATCTTTCCGTGGACAGAAAGGAAGGGGCGGTGGCGTATTAAATACTCGTCAAGTAGAAATAAACACTAACCTACTAAATAATGTCTATGCAATAAGGGCACAAGCAGCAGAGCAAAAAGATTCTTTTGAAAAATTAGTAAATGAACAGGGTAAAAGAATAGATGATCATAGAAACACAATAAGCGGGCTATCTACTAATATAGGGATTTTACAGGGTCAAATATCAAGATTAGGAACGCAAGTAATGAACCCGCCAAGAATACCCTTAGCCCTCCCCGCTCCTCCTCCAGCTGTAACCGTTAATAATCCTCCGGTTACTGTAAATGTCCCCCCATTTCCAGCCCCCCCCGCTCCCCCTTCTCCTTCATCCTCACATAATCATGAAAGTTATGAAGATTTTGTAACAAGAACAAGAGAAGAGTCAGCAATAGAACAATATACGCCTCCTATAGATATGACACCAAGAAATAACCCAATAGATCAACAAACAACAAGAAATATGAACAGAGTGATGTTAAATGTAGCAGAAAACCAGAGACAATTAGCCGACCAACAAAACCAAATATTTGAAGGTATGCGATTATTAAGAGATTCACATCATAATATTCATCACCGTTTAGGGGGTATTGAAGACGCCGGAAGAGCGTTAGCTGGAAACCAAAGAATGGATTTAAATGTAGAATCTGAAAGCAGCAATGAAGAAGCCGCACAGATGCAACCGCAACAGTTAGCCTTACCTCCTCCCCCTCCTCCTTCGCCTCGTCCTCCTCTCCCCTCTCCCCCCCCTCCCCCTCCTTCTCCTCCTCCTCC